TCACCGTTTTTAGAAACATTTTCCTACATACCGATTGCAGTATGCGAACATGTTAATAAATTTTTATACGATATTATGATTGCAAGGATATGGCTTACTTTGCCTTACAAGACAGATTTAGAGTACGCAAAGCCGCATACAGACTTTGGCACACCACATTGGGTCGTGTTATATTATGTTAACGATTCAGATGGCGATACAGTATTCTTCGATAATAACAACAATATCATTGAGCGAGTAAGTCCTAAGAAAGGACGAATTGTCTTGTTTAATGGAAACATTTTACACAGTGGAGGGATTCCGAAAGAAAATCCTCGATGTGTTATCAATTTTAACATTGCAATTTAAGGAAAAAAATGTCTACAACCCCTACGAAGATGCGTTGCTCGCATATATTATTAAGCTGGGATAAAGCAATCAATTCCACACATACTCGAGAATTATGCTTTGCTATTCACGATGCCAAGACCATAATGGCTGATTTAAAGAAAGGAGCAATTACTTGGAACATTGCAGTGAGAGAGCACAGTGCTTGTATGGATACTGGATTTGAAACAGGCGACCTTGGATGGTTTGAACAACACGAGATAACTCCTGAGATATGGACTGCATGTTTAGTAACAGAAGTTGGAGATGTATTTCCTGAGCCTATTACTAGTCCATACGGAGTTCACATAATTTTTAGAACTGGATAATTTACTTTAAAGACTCGTCGTAGTCTTTAAGTTTTCTAGAAATAGTCTTACGAATTTCCATTATATTGCTCTTAACATCAGCACTCATAGATGGTAAATTATTTGTGTTAACTAAATCTCGGTGATGAGAATCTAGCAATTGCACTTCGCCTGCAAGTTTTCCTAATAGTCCCGATAACTCTTTCTTCAACGGCTCGTTAGTAATTTTAGAAATCCGTTTTTGGAAATCTGTATATTCATCGAGAAAGTGTTTAGACTTTGATAGTGATAGCATTTTCCAACTCCATAATTGTATCAATTTTAGTTCTAATGATTTGATTATTCAATGTAGTCTTCAAACCATTATGCAACTGCCGGGGCAGGTAATCCATACTACACCACGCGACTGTATTAGCCACTGTTGTTAGAAATTCTTTTTCAACAAGACATACGTATGTACCGTATTCGAATCCTCTATCTTCGCTAAGATACAATTCAATTGGCACAATTCTACCAGGATTGAATGTTTCTAAAAGATCAGCGGCGTCATCAAGTAGTGAGTTTTTCCTAGAAAATGTAGGAACAGTCCAGTGCTGATCTTCTAGGATCAGTAGTATTCTTCCTGTAGTTTTAGCTAGAAATAATAAGCCGGCACGTTGTTGCATCAACTACTTATTGTGGATCTAGCACAAAGCCCCAATATCCTGGAGAGTACTCACCTTCAAATGACTTGAGCCATTGTTCACCATCCCAACGATATTGTATGCCAGTGCGTAGGTTTTGAATATAAGTAGGAACTTCTCCCGAATCGGGATTCCATAACTCAACCCAAGCAGCACCATCCCATTCGATTATAGAATTAGCTTTGATCCACGGATCGCTGTTATTGAGATTTTTCCAGCCGTCTGGTCCGTCAATATTTGCATCGTTCGGATTGACATCATCGAGCATTAAGAATCTTAGACCTGCAGGAATTGCAGCATGTGATCCGTATACTTCTAGAGGATTATATTTGTAAGGGTCGATAATTGCATCAACTGTACCTTTGTCTGCAATACCGTTAACAGTACTGCTGATTAGAGTGTTTGTAGGAATAGTATCTTGATCAAATGTAATAGTGATAGTTGTTGGGTCCAACGGATTTACATCAAAGGTTCCGACTAAATCATAACCAGATGCTTGTTTAAAATATGCTTGGCTACTAGCAGTGTACCCGCCTTGTACTTCTAAGATTGCATTCCAGTCAACCGGTTCTCCGTTCTTAATAGATTTCTGATCAAGACCAAGTGCTAGTACTGCTGCATCTGGATTTACTAAAGTTAGATCGTAGTCATACGGTTGTCCGTTTTGGGACTTGAATAACAGAACACGGTATCTATTACTAATGGCTTCAAACGATCCCTTGCGTCTGTTAAACACTAGGTCTTCCAAACTAACAATGTCACCTTCTTCGGTAAACACATTGCTAATAATAGATTTAACAACCCCTAGTTTCTTAACTTTGGCAGGAGGAGTAATGTAGATAGGAATCTCAAATTCCATAGTACAAATATCTATCTCACTTTCTGCTCCAGCAGGAACTGTACGTGATGTTACGTTTATTGATTTTAAATCCAATACGCTTAGACTTGTCCAGTCAATGTAGTTGTCTGTTGTTTGCAATTCCAAACTAGGATTAAACAGCACAAGGATTTGTTCCAACAATTGAAGTTTCTGATCTGTGTTACTTGTCCACAAATCGGCTTTCATTGTTAGTTTGTATGGAGTTGGCATTAGACGTTCTACAGTATAATTGCCACCTTGAATATTTTTGTACTCGATGTCTGTGCCTGTATCTTCCCAAGCACGTTCGCGAATGTTTACCTTGCTAATAAAAGTAGCATCGCTCATTCTTGACATATCCATTTCTAGACCGCTCATGTAACATGCTATCTTCGGAACAGAAATCATCTTGTTCTCGCTATTGTCTTTAATAATAGACGCAACCTGTCTTGACATATCTCCATACATCACAGGAACTTGTTTTTGTTCACCGTCGCCTGTTTGATATTTGAATCCAATAAAGACACGCATGAACTGAGTTACATATCGTCTTATCTGGCCATCATAGAAAAAATCCATTATTCGTCCGCCTGTGGTCTAAGTGCCTTTGAAAGGCTTTGTTTTTCTGTTACATTATGACCATTGATATTAGAAACAGTTTCGTTATTAATAAAACTGGTCTTCAAGGTTTGTCTAGTATCGTTATTAGACATAGTCATTCTTACACTGTCTTCAATCTTGACCCAACGAGTTCCGTTAAATCTAAATAATCTGTTTGGTAGATAATCTTTTCTCAAACAATATTGTCCAACTACTGGGCTTATTGGGAATGCAATGCCAGCAGTAAATGGCGCACCGTTACTTGGAATTCCGTCCGGAGTTAAGTATCCTTGGTATGCATCATACTCAGCAGTCTCAAATACACTGCTAGCAGTAAATCCTACATAGATAGGATTGTTATCGCTATCAAACAACGGTACACCATTTTCATCTGTTGCCTGAGTTTGTAATGATGAATCGGCAGTTTCTAAGTCTGCCGATACTAATGCTGCATTACCTTCGGAGTCTTTTTGCACTGTGTAAAACTTAGTAGTGTCGTATCCACTTTTTGGAGCATCGTACTCTGCTTGGTCGAGTACTGCTTGGGTAATTTGCATTTCTTTTTCGTATGTAGACATAATGTCTCTAAGAGTTTCAGCAGGCTCGTAGTATGACAAATTAGGAGGTTGAACTCCAGTTACTTCAGTGGTTACATTGTACTTAATCCCATCAGGACCAGTGACCACATCTCCTGGATAGTACGTAACTGTCGGATCCCATTCGCCTTTAAAGTCGTCTGTGTTGGCAATAGAATCAAGAATATCTTTAAATTCTTGACTATCTACTAGAGGCTTACATTTAGCTCTGTACAGATGCGGATACCATGTAGATGAAAATCCTTCTGCGGCTCTTGTTACTTCTTCGATTACGTAGAAACGCTTTAATGCAAACGTTAAATCGTTCAAGGCGTACTCATCTTTTAAGTGCGGTAATTCGATAACATCACCTGAGATAATCTTTCTACCAACTTTTTCAACAGTATCGTTGATATGAAAGGTAATAAAAATTGTATCGTTTTGTAAGAACAAGCCAAATTGACTTAGATTAAAGTCAGTGTCAGATATGTTGTATGCTCCGCGCAATACGTACACATCTGGATCATACTTACGATCACGGTTTTCAAGGAATAACATATCTTGAATCTGTGTAGGGTCTGTTGTATCGTAAACAGGCGTACTAGGGGTATCGCCCTGTATTGACCCGCCCGGTCCTAGATACTTGTGAACCATCACATCGACGCCGCCAACTTGGAACATTTCCCAAATGGTTTTATCGATGAATTTGTAATCGTTGCCCTTTTGAGGGCGATAAAGTGAAAGTCTTGGCATAGTCATATATTTACCGCTACGATAAATACTTGTATGAGCCAAATAGACCAATCCAAACAAAGCGTTTTTGACTACTGCAAAGCTATGCTAGGCGATGGCATGATTGATGTAGAGTTAGATCCAATACACTACGAAACCGCGTTAAGTCGTGCGTTAGCTGTTTTCCGTCAGCGAAGCGATAATGCAGTTGAGGAAAGTTATGCGTTTTTAACCCTAACTGAAAATCAAAACGAGTATATTCTTCCTCAAGAAATACAACAAGTTCGTCAAGTATTCAGACGAAGCGTTGGCTCTCGCACTGGTAACGGAACAGGCGGAACAGTATTTGAACCATTTAATCTTGCCTACAGCAATACCTATTTGCTAAGTTCTACTAACATGGGTGGATTATTAACCTATGAACTGTTTGCTCAATATCAAGAACTAGTGGGAAAAATGTTCGGAAGTTATATTAACTTTACCTGGCATCCACAGAGCCGAAAGCTGATCATTCAACAACGTCCTCGTGGTGAGGAACAGGTTATGTTACAGGTATACAATACTCGTCCAGACTTTGCGATCATCTCAGATACATACGCAGGACAATGGATTAAAGACTATTCACTGGCTAACTGCAAAATGATGCTAGGACAAGCTCGCGAGAAGTTTGCACAAATTGCAGGACCATCGGGCGGAAGCAGTCTAAACGGTGCAGCAATGAAGTCCGAAGCTACCGCAGAAATTGAAAAATTAACTACTGATTTGGTGAATTTAGTTCCAGGTGGCTCAGGCTACGGCTTTATTATAGGTTGATTCGTTAGTAACACTTCTGTTATAATTGTCTTATAGAGGACAATTTATGATTATAGGTGTATGTGGCTTTATTGGAAGCGGAAAAGATACAGTAGCAGACTATCTACAAAACTTCCATGAGTTTAGAAGAGAAAGTTTTGCATCAACATTAAAAGATGCAGTAGCAGCAGTGTTTGGTTGGGACAGAACACTGCTAGAAGGGCGTACAAAAGAAGCCCGTGAATGGCGAGAGCAAGTAGATCCGTGGTGGGCAGACCGATTATCAATGCCCACGTTAACGCCCCGTTGGATCTTACAGTACTGGGGCACAGAAGTATGTCGTAAAGCCTTCCACGACGATATCTGGATCGCTTCTCTAGAAAACAAAATCCGTAATAGTAAAGACAGTGTTGTTATTAGCGATTGCCGTTTTCCAAACGAAATACAAGCTATTAGAAATGCAGGTGGAAAGATTGTTTGGGTAAGGCGCGGAGAGTTACCTGACTGGTATCAGCTAGCTGTAGATGCTAACGCTGGACACAACTATGCAGTACAACAACTAAAACAGCGCGGAATACATGCCAGCGAAACAGCATGGGTTGGTACAAGATTTGATGCCATTATTGACAACAACAGTTCAATTGATGAGTTATACACAAAGACTGCATCAATAATCAGCGATGAGATCTCCCTGCTTCCAGGCGATACCGTCCTTGGCTAATACTTGGGCACAGTTGCAGCATACGGTTTTAAGATTGGTATGTCTGCAATTGTTTAAGTCACCGTCAACATGAAACACTCCAAAAACTTCTTTATGAATTGACTTAAATCCGCATTTGTCGCATTGATTCTTTATACGATACCCTGCCCTAAACCAGCGGGGTATCCCATGATATAGTCCATTGGCCATGCAGACTTCACAGAATTTACGATAATAAATTCTATCATTTTTCTTGTAGTTGATTGCTCGGGGTCTTAAACCGCACTTGCACACTGGTCTCATAGTAATATTTACGCAAACTAAACCTTTTCTTCCCCTTTTTAGCGTTGTCTAACGGACCGTTTTTCCGTTTTACCGCTAAATACTTTGAGTAAACTATTACCAGGAGAACAAGGGAATGGCACTACAATCACCCGGCGTACAAGTTTCGGTTATCGACGAGAGTTTTTACACACCAGCAGAACCTGGTACTACTCCTCTTATCGTAGTCGCAACAGCGCAAGACAAGTTAAACGCAGCAGGCACAGGATCTGCCGCTGCAACATCACAAGCCAATGCTGGTAAGGCATTTAAACTAACCAGCCAGAAAGACCTACTAGATTTATATGGTGTGCCTTTCTTTGAAAAGACAGCTTCATCTAGCCCGATCCATGGTGGCGAAAGAAACGAATACGGTCTACTAGCAGCATACAGCTTGCTAGGAGTCAGCAACGCAGCATTTATTGTTCGCGCAGATGTTGACTTAAACCAACTAACAGCAACAGCTGATGCCCCGGGAGCGAATCCCAACAATGGCGCTTGGTGGATTAATACCACTGGCACCACTTGGGGAATCCAGGAATGGAATGGAGCAGCAGTAAGCACAACAGGCGGACAAAAGTTTGCAACTAAGGCACCTATTGTTTTAACAGACACTGATGCTGCTAAAATTTCCAGCGGTACTCCTAAAGAGTCTGTAGGTAATGTTGGCGATTATGCAATCGTATTCCAAACAGTTCAAGCAGCAGACGCCGCAGGGTACGAAGCAGCAAAACTATTTTACAAATCTGCAGGTAACACCGAAGCCGGAGTTAATCCTGGCGCATGGGTACTAGTAGGTAGCAATGATTGGAAAGCAAGCCACCCAACAGTGGTTACTGGATCTATCACTGATACAGTTATAACAGGTTCATTTACATTAAACGGTACTTCTATTCCGGTTGCTGCATCTGATACATCTGTAGAAGTTGCTGACACAATTAACACATACTCTATGACTGGTATTACAGCTAAGAGTGTTAATGGCAAAGTATACATTTACAACAATGGCACAGGCAACGGTGGCATTATCGAGTTTGGTGGAACTACTACTGTTCTAGGCAAACTAGGTCTAACAGCTATCAAGTATTGGGCACCAGCATTGCAAATGACTGCTCACTCTTCAGTTCCAGAATGGAAAAGAGGCGACAGCATTGATTCTGTAACATCTACATACGGTCGTCCTACTGGATCTGTTTGGATTAAAACAACTGAACCAAATCAAGGCGCACGTTGGAGAGCAAACAAGTGGGATTCAGCTACACTATCTTGGGTATCGTTCGAAGCTCCATTGTATGCAACTGGACACGAAGCTAACTATTCGTTAGATCGTAGCGGCGGTGGATTGAACATCGACAAGGATTACTTGTATGTTCAAACTAACAGCGACGAGACAAGTGGCATTGACACTACTCCAGCAACAGCTAAATTCCGTGTTTGGAAGCGCAACACAAAAGGCGCAGCAAGCATTTCTACAACAGTAGCAGATAGTGCTCTAACAACAGGCCTAAACAGCTTTGATGTAAGACTATCTATCAAAGGTAGTGCTAGCTTAACTGCAACTACACCTATTTCATTCACAGCAGTAACATCCGGTGCAATCAATGCAGAAAGAATTGCAACAGCAATCAATGCAGCATCATTTGTTGACAGCAGCAACAATCCAGTAACTGGACACATTGTTGCTAGCGTTAGTGGTGCAGATGCTAATGTTCTAACAATTACACACTCATTTGGTGGTGAGATTCGTATTGACGACGACCTAAACGGTCCAATCGCATCGTTGTTCACTCCTTACGCATATGATGCAACTAGCAACGCTTTCACTGGCGATGCAAACTTCTATGCACTACCAGCAGCATCAATGGATGACTCCACAACACTAGGTGAATTCTTAGTAACAAACTGGAGACCATTAGCTGCTGATAATTTTGATGCTCTAGCAAGTGCTCCAGAGAATGAGCCAGCAGACGGACAACTATGGTACAATCCAGAGTTTAGCGAAGTTGACCTAATGGTACACAACGGTAAAGTTTGGTGTGGTTACCAATATGTTTACCCAAATACTGATGCAGCTGGTCCACAAGTTACTGCAACTATGCCAACTACACAAAGTGGTGGTAGTGCATTAGTTACTGGCGACTTATGGGTAAGCACAGCAGACATTGAAAACTTCCCAACAATCTATCGCTACAACAGCGATATTAGCGGAACAACTTCTGAGAAGTGGGTATTAGTTGATAAGACTGATCAAACAACAGAAGACGGCGTATTATTTGCTGATGCTCGTTGGGACCTAGATGGTACTACAACTACAGCAGCAAGCATTGTTGACTTGTTAAATTCTAACTATGTTGACCCAGATAGCCCAGACGCAGCACTATATCCAAAAGGTATGTTGCTATGGAACACACGCCGTTCTGGTGGTAACGTTAAGAAGTATGTAAACAACTACATCGACATTACTGCTGATAACGAGCGTTACAAAGCAACATTTAACGACATTGGTCAGTACCCATCAAGCGGTGATAGCATGGCAGGTTATGCTGTTGATCGTTGGGTTACAGCAAGCCCAAACAACGAAGACGGTTCTGGATCGTTTGGTCGCAAGGCTCAACGTGCTGTTGTAGTAGCAGCAATGAAGAGTGTTGTTGATACAAGTTCTGAAATCCGTGATGAAGAAAGACGTAACTTTAACTTGATTGCTGCTCCTGGTTACCCAGAGCTAATGAGCAACCTAGTTAACCTAAACATCGATCGTGGTATTACATCGTTTGTTATTGGTGATACACCATTACGCTTGCCAGCAGATGCTACAAGCCTAACAAACTGGGGTACTAATGCTAACCTAGTTACAGACAACGGCGACGATGGTATTGTAACGTATGACGAATACTTGGGCGTATTTTATCCAAACGGATTTACTACAGACCTAGGCGGTTCTAATGCAGTTGTTCCAGCATCACACATGATGTTGAAAACTATCGCACTAAGCGACAACGTTTCTTACCCATGGTTTGCTCCAGCAGGTACAAGACGTGGTGGTATTACAAACGCAACAGCAGTTGGTTATATCGACAGCTTGAGCGGTGAGTTCCAAACAGTTGCATTGAACAACGGTCAGCGCGATACATTGTATGACTTAAAAGTTAACCCAATTACATTCTTTAACGGTGTTGGTTTGGTAAACTACGGTCAGAAGACTCGTGCAAGAAATGCAAGCGCATTGGATCGTATCAACGTAGCTCGTTTAACAGTTTACTTACGTAGCCAGTTGAACAAGTTGGCTCGTCCTTATGTGTTTGAACCAAATGATAAGATCACAAGAGATGAGATCAAACAAGCAGTTGAGAGCTTGTTGCTAGAATTGGTAGGTTTACGTGCTCTATACGACTTTGCAGTTGTATGTGACGAAACAAACAACTCAGCAGCGAGAATTGATCGCAACGAATTATGGGTTGATATTGCTATTGAACCTGTTAAGGCAGTTGAGTTCATTTACATTCCATTGCGTGTCAAGAACACAGGAGAAATTTAAAAATGGCTATTACATCCCTTAACAATTTAGGAGTTCCTACAACTAACCAGGCAGGAAGTACGCAAGTACTTCTTATGCCGAAGTTAAAGTATAGATTCCGTGTAACGCTACTAGGTTTTGGTGTAGCAGCAGCTACTGAACTTACAAAACAAGTTTCAGATGTTACTAGACCAAAAGTATCGTTCGAAGAAATTCCTTTGGACGTTTACAACAGCAAAGTATACCTAGCTGGTAAGTATACATTTGAAACTGTTACATTAACACTACGTGATGATGCTAGCGGTCAAGTGCAGAAACTAGTTGGTCAGCAAATCCAGAAGCAATACGACTTTATGGAACAAGCATCTGCTCGTTCAGGTATTGACTATAAGTTTACAACACGTATTGAAGTACTAGATGGTGGTAACGGTAACTTAACACCTAACACACTAGAAACTTTCGAGTTGTATGGTTGTTTCTTACAAAACGCAGACTACGGTGATTTGAACTACGGTACAAACGAAGCCGCAACAGTAGCATTGACTATCAGATTTGATAACATGGTACAGTTTGCAGCTGGTGCAAGTGCTGTAAGCCCAATCGGTGGTATCGGCGCAGCAGTAGGCAGAACACTAGGCGAGGCCGTTACAGGTGCGTCTACTTCACAAGGTTAATAAACTTTAAACAAATAAGCCCGGGTTTAACTCGGGTTTTTTTGTGGCATAAATATTTGTATGGCAAACTACTTTACTAGATACTTAAACGAATTCGCTGGCGGCTTGGTTGAAGGCGCAACGAATCCAAAAGGCGTGATGGGCAACTTCCAACACGCTACTCGTCTGTTCATCGACGATACATTTAGGTTAGTGCCTAGATCTAAATTTCTGTTTTATGTAAAATTTGAAATAGATAAGACTGCTCATCGAAGCCCAGCATTTACTGCTCGTCACGGCGATGAAGTTGGCCTGCTAGTAAAGTCTGCAGAACTACCAAAGTTTACTTTTGAATCAGTTGTTAAGAATCAGTATAATAGAAAGAAAGTTGTTTACAAAGGCATCAACTATGATCCAGTAAACATCACAATGCACGATGACAACGCTGGCATTATAAATGCCATGTGGTCAATCTATTACGGTTATTACATTCAAGATAGACACAATCCAACAGCAGCGTACAATGCCAATCATCTAAGACCAACAAAGACTCCTAGTGATAATTTTAGATACGGTATGGACAGCGATATCACAGTTCCGTTCTTTAAAAGCATCAGTATCTATACTATGAGTCGTCGTCGTTTCTTGGGGTATACATTAGTTAATCCTCGCATTAAGAGTTGGAATCACGGTAACGTTGCCTATGCCGAAGGCGACTTTATTGAAAGTTCGATGCAACTAGAATACGAAGCAGTTAAGTATTCAGCAGGAAGTGTAGGGTATGACAGTCCAAAAGGATTTGCAACTTTACATTACGATCTACTACCAAGCCCATTATCAGTAGCTGGTGGTGGTGTTAGTACATTAACCGGCGAAGGTGGAGTGTTAGATGGTATAGAACAAGTATTTGGAGACTTGTCTAATCCAGGAACCTTTGATAGCATTGGCGGAATACTTGGCACTACTATCAAGTCCATTAACACATATAAGAATTTTAAAGGCCTTACAAAAGAAGGCATCAAGAATGAAGCTATCAATATTCTAAGTAACCCAGCTAATATTGCAACAGCAGCATCAACAGTCAGCGGAGTAGTTGGTGCGGTATTTCCTAAGAGTTCAAGCGTTACTGGATCTGTCGATGCTAATCCAAAATTACTTACTACTAATAGAGGGTAATTATGGCAACTACTAATCTCCCATCCATAATTAAAGAAGACAGTGCCGCAGGTACAAAACTATTCTTTGACAATTACGGTACTACTCCGTTGGAGTTTAATGCTAATGATGTGTCAGCAAGTGTTGCATTCTTTGAAAAGAAAGGTTTTGATTCTGATGCTGCATTAATCGTGGCATCAGTTATTTTAAAACAAGCCAAACTAGACGGTACACCGATCTTTAAAATTCTAGATACACTAAGCGGGCTAGATTCGTTAGCACTTAGTAGAATAGTTGGCGAGATTCTAAATAACAATAGAACTCCAACAAGTACACTGGGCTTTAGAACACAGCCAGTTACTCCAACACAATTTAGGAATGTTGCTCCATAATGGCTAAATT